AGACGGAACAACTGAATTCTCAGGCAAAGGTGGTGTAACCATCGCTGCTTCAGAGAAGTTCGATGTGTATGGTGAAGTATCATTCATTACTGATGAAGATGCTGACAATGCATATGGCACCAAGATAGGTGCTAAGTACAAGTTCTAAATGAAGTTGTTAGATTCCCCATGGTTAGTTTTTATACTACTCGTGGGGTTTTTTATTTTTGTGGAGGGTCTACACATGTATGAACATGAGCACTGTAGATCCTGTCCACCGTGCGAGATCACGGAAAACTATTAGATACTTGCGTAGCGGAACTGCGTAAGGTCGATTAACCTATACCAATTTAAACAAATGCCTTTCACAAGTAATTCCACTTATGGAACTGTTGCTTATTCAACAGGGACTCTATATGATAATAGCAAGATCCTAGCAAATGACGGATCAGATCTATCATCTGCTACATTAGCAACACAATCTGATCTTAGTATCCCCATTGGTGGCTATGAAAGAGTCATGGGTGTGTATACCATTTGGTATGATTCTGATGATACAAACGAACTTAGCTACAGAATTGCAAACCTAGCTCAGTCTGATGGATCAACAGCAGTTGCTACAACTATTGCAACTCAATCCATCGCATCAGTAGCAGAAATAACCAGTGGTGCTACACCTTCTGCCGCTGGTTTAGAAAGTACAGGTACATACTCAACTGATGGTGCTGGTGAAACAGTCGGAGTTGATGTAGGTGCTGCTACTTCTGCTCTATGGTTACAAGTAGTCTTTAATGCACTATCAACTGCATCTACAAAGGGTAACATTGTATTCCAGGCAGCAAACATAACTGGTTCTGCATCAGGAACTCACCTCTTGGCAGGTTCCAATGTAGTATGGAAGAAGTGGTAACACACTTCGGAGAAGAGGCACCTCAGAGTCGGACCTCTTCTTCTTTGGCTTTTGGCCCACTAAGGTGGATACCCTTAAGCTGTCTAGACGGTGGGATAGACCACAAATATAACGCGAAAAATTTTCTCAACGTTGAGAGTCTGTAAATTATACTCTCTAAGTAACA